GCGAAAAAATGCTGGCCGTTTCTGTTAATAATGTTCACCAACAAAATGATAATATTATCGATTTAGTGAGCGATGATGACATGCCCGACCTGGAAAGCGCCGATGACATGCCCGACCTGGAAAGCGCCGATGACATGCCCGACCTGGAAAGCGCTGATGACGAAGAATACGATGGCGAAGAAACAGAAGATGAAGAAACAGAAGACGAAGAATACGATGACAATGAATACGATGACAATGAATACGATGACAATGAATACGATGACAATGAATACGATGACAATGAATACGATGACAATGATGAAGAAGAAACAGATGAAGAAACAGATGAAGAAACAGATGAAGAAATGCCTGACTTGATTGATGATTTTGATGAAATAAATAATATAATCTTTTCGATTATCCAACAAAATGGTGATATTGTTAATCCAATTAACCAACAAAATAATTCTGTTCTAATATAGTTGAAATGTATATAAATTGTATTAAATGTATATTGTATTAAATGTATATTGTATTAAATGTATATTGTATTTTAAATTGATACTTTTTTTTATTTATATTATTTGTCATTATAAATAATAATGTCTATTCTGTTTCTTGAAATTGTTAGCATTTGGTTGTTGTTAATTAGTTTTATTAAAAACATCGGTAATTGGAAAAAAAATGTATTTTCTACGTTTGTATTCTGTTTCCTAGCTTATCTATTCTTGGATAATATTTCAAAACATAAAGATTTAACTGTATTTTCATCAGGAAGTCCTATCTGCACTTCTTATGATGAGGGTGGTGTCTGTATTTATTATGATGCATTGTTTGTTTTTATGATTGGACAAATTCTCTGGTCATACAATGCAATGTCAGAACTTAAAAGTGGATTGGAAACAAAAGATGTCATTTATTATACAATTCATACAATTCCAGTTTTTGGATTAATTTCTGGAAACCTTGTTGCTTGGGATTTAAAAACTCAATTATCCGTTGATTTGGGTTTGATTACTGTTTGCATCTTAAATGGTGATTTAAATTTATTCTCGTGGATTTGTTTCTTTGAATCTAAAAGATTTGAACAATTTGACCGTAGCAATTTCAATCATGTTCGTAGAAACATTGAACATTACGAACATGACCCTGACGATTCTGCCGACGATGCCGCTGACGATTCTGCCGATTCTGATTACGACCCTGACGATTCTGCCGACGATGCCGCTGACGATGCCGACGACGACGCTGATTACGACCTTGCTGTCGACGACACTAATGAAAGTATGCCAACTAAACAAATGTAAACGGTGAGACTATTAAAAAAATTTTGAACTATAAATTGTTAAATTGAAATATTTTTCGTAATATTATATTTTTTTATAACGATGGCGGAAACTTTATTTTATCACCAAGTTAATGCAATCATTAATTGGTTTGTTATTATAGTTTTAATAATTTATGGATTACAATGTATTTTTATGATATTTCTTACACTATTTCTTAAAATACGGAATAAGATTTTAAGAAATTGTTGGAGGGGGTCTTTAACAAATTATGATGGATATGAAACTAATGAAGATTTGGTCTATGATAAAGACGAATGAATTTGTACTATTTCTAACTTGGATTGTTCCAAATATAAATTGAATATTATTACCGTTTTTTTCTATTAATAACAATATCATGTCCTCAAATATGACAAAACGTCTTATTGTTTATCCAAACTTTTTTTTGGAACAAAAGAAGAAAAAGAAGAAAAAGACAATTAAAATTGCCCCATTAAGGTTGACTCGTCAAATATCAAGAAGAAAAATAAAAAAAACATTTGCAGAAGCTGCAATTGAAAGAATTAAAAAATTAAGGAAAAAATTAAATTTGGAAAAAGAAAGAAGAACAGAAAAAAATGGATGTTTTTTTGAAAACGAAATATTAAATGAAAAAAAATTCAAATTTCTAAAAAAACATATACAAAATGAAGAAATTAAAATTAATAAAGAAATGAGTTTTAAAAACAGAATTCGTTTGCCACGAAGACGTAATTAATATAATATATATATATGAATGATGTTTTAATTAAAAATGAAATTATTAGAAATGTCGATGAGTATAGGAAAAATAACGACAAAAACAATGATAAAATATATAAAAAAAATAGCCTTCGAAACTATCTTATAGGTGATTCATTGAATGAAGATGATATTTCACGCGATGACGACTGTTTAATATGTTATGATGCGATGGGTTTATCGCCAATTGTGAAATGTAGTATTTGTTCAAAGTTTGTTCATTACAAATGTTATAAAAATTTTTCAAAAAAAAATAGTTATTATAAGATGAAATGTATCCAATGCGGAACTAGAAGTTTGAAATTTACTAAAAAATGGTGGCAATGTTGGAAATGTTGGTAATGTTATATCTACTTTTTTTTATGCCTATTTTGTCGTTGTTCTGCCATTTTTGCAAATAACTCCCGACGCTTTACTTTATCAATAGGTTTTTGTGTTGTTTCTTGTGTTTCTTGTGTTTCTTGTGTTTCTTGTGTTGTTTCTTGTGTTTCTTGTGTTGTTTCTTGTATTGTTTCTTGTATTGTATTTTCTATTGCTTGTTGTGCTTTTAATGTATCAAGGGTGTTTCCATATGCATATTGCCAAGTAATATTATTTTCAAAAATCCATTTATCTATATTGATTTGAAGAATTATGTTAAATTTATCTACATTAATTGTTGGTGGTTTTAATTCATTGCACCATAATATAAATTCATACTGATTTTCTTCATTTATTGTGTTATATTCCGGTGATTCCATTTATATATTTTTATATATTTTTTGGTAAAAAAATATATAAAAATATGTAAAATCAATTTATATAATGTTTAATGTTGTAAAACAATTATATCTTCGAAAAATAAACGCTGTAAAAAATATTAAATATGTTAATTTTTTAAAACATAACTGTTTGGTTTGTAAAACTATTCTTGGAGAGAATTTTCATAAAAAAAGTTATGGTAATTTTTGCCATTCCTGTCATTATGCTTCCAGGGCAGTAGAAGAATATCATTATGAAATGTTCTTTTGGTAATGTTTTAAATTTTTTTATTAAAAAATTTAAAATTGACTTTTATTAAATCATATAATTTTTAATGTAAAAAATATATATTTAATAAAAAAGCTTAAGAACAAACCAAGAATTTTAGTATAATGAACTCAAAATTAACAACTTATTCCCCTTTATTTCATAATAATACTGTAAACATCAATGATGTTTGGTTTGAATCTCATAAGTCTCTTTTACAACAGCTCTGTGTTCAACTTGGACAACCCGAAAAAATCGCAGAAATGATGGAAAAGTTTTTAGGTCAAAAGTTAAAAATGAAAGCTTTTAAGGACCCTAACAGACCAAAGAGAGCTCGTTCAGCATACTTTTACTTTTGTGATGACGAGAGAGGCGGTGTTATTAAAAAACATAGAACCGCCGCTAAAAAGAAAGAGAAGAAAGGTGGTGATGGTAAAATTAATATGGGTGATGTTGCGAAAGAGGTAGCCAGTATTTGGAAAACTGTTACTGAAGAATCTAAACAGAAATATTTAGATTTGGCTGAAAAGGATAAACAAAGATATACTTCTGAAATGTCCATGTTCAATGAAAAAAATGGCAATTAAGAACTTTTGGGAAAAGTTCGACAAAACATGAACTTTTGGGAAAAGTTCGACAAAAGATGAACTTTTGGGAAAAGTTCGACAAAAGATGAACTTTTGGGAAAAGTTCGACAAAAGATGAACTTTTGGGAAAAGTTTACTTTTGGGAAAAGTTTGAAATTATATAATTTTTTAATAAAAAAAATTATATAATTTTTTTTATTATTTAATAGTTGGGGTCGCTATTATTGCAAAGAAATGGTATGGAACCAGTAATACTCCTGAACAAATTAATACAACAAGATTCATAAGCATGATAAGTCTGGGCAATGATTTGTACTTCCTCGCCAAAAATATTTTGCGTAATTGTTGTAATTGGCAACAACCAAGTATAAATTTCCCACGTGCTATCTGTTTCCAATAGATCTTGTTCAATAGTATGATAAACATGAGCGTTTGTCACCGACATTCTCCCACTTCCTCCTCTTTCCACAACATGGTGTCCGCATAGATATGAACCGAATCTTTGCCTCATACTTGTTCTCGTTCCACCAATCTTTAAAATTTCACCATTTCTCGTAATAAAGTAAATCTGTTCATTTCTTACTCTAAATGCTTCTTCTTCATAAGGCACTGGCATAATAACAGTTTGTCTTCGGGAATCACTATCCAGAACTATGCGTGAACATTTTTGGATGTTCCCTCCGCACCTATCTATAAATTCCTGTATTTGTAGGTGAGCGGTGTTGTCATTTATTTCATTGGCCCATTCGTCTCTCGCAAGTTGACCGTCCATGTGGATTTGAAGCTCTCTTTGGTTTGTTTTTGTTTCTCCTGACATTGTTTTTAGTTATTTTGATACTGAATGATATATATAAAAAAACTTCAATTTAATCAAAAAAATGGTATTTGAATAATGGCTAATAAACTGGGGGGCTTTATAAATTATCTTCAATAAACTTGATTTCTTCCTTTGAAATATCAAATTTTTTATATACCGAATCATAATCATCACAATAAGGAAATTTCTGTAGAATACGGATGTTATTAAAATTACCATAGCGGCAAATATTATTGATAAATTTATACATTGGATGATTTAAAACTTGACTAATGTTTTTGGCTTTTTTTTCATTAGGGCACTGAATGAAAGCAATTGATTGTGTCATACCACAGTTATCAACAAATGTCCCATAATACGATGTTGTTGAAATAAATACTTTCCATCCTTTTTGGTATTTATGTGGTCTTGAACTCCATACTGTTTGCTTTGGGGTATGAATGATTTTATGTTGAAATTTCTCATCTTTTTGTGAGGCAAGCAACAGTTTTTTTGTATATTTATGTAAATCGCTACTGGTTTTCACTTGAAATTTAGGATTGGAGTTATCAATAGTCTTATGAATGATTGATTGTATAATTTTATTATAGTAAAGAGGAATGTAGTTTCTTTTTTCGCTTTTAACAGTGTCCTTATATATACTTTTTTTCCATTTACCTTCTATCTCAATGTCTTTATAAAATGGTTTATTTTCAATTAAATACCAAACAAATGAAGAGCCTACTTTTTTAAAATATTTTTTTGCAATATGAATATTTAAATGGACAATTTGCAATTGTGTCAGTCTGCCTATTAATGTATTTCTATCAGCCAGAGACATCCAATTATCAGGTGTGATATAAAGTATAAATCCAGATGGGTTTAAAAATTCAAATGATTTTTTTATAAAAAGTCCTATTAAATTGTGGTTTTTTGATGCTCTTTTTCCATCTGGTAAAAGTTTTGCATATGGTGGATTTGCCACAATTAAATCAAACTTTATTTCACAATTAAACTTTAAAAAATCCTCATTATAAATATTTAATTTATTATCAAAAGTTTGTTTAAGAATTTCCAATCTATCTGTGTTTGTATCATTGAAATATAACATATTTGATAAAATGTGGTTTTTATCATGATACTCGAGTAATTTGTAAAATATAACAATTGAAAAATTACCACATCCACAACATGGGTCTAAAATTTTTATATTTTTATTTTTCCAAAAATTACCTGGTATTTTAGAAATCATTTCTTCAACACAATCAATGGGTGTTGATACATCGTTTGATGTGGCAACTAATTTTTCATCTTTATTCAAAATATCGTCATAATATTTTTTTATAATTACATATTCCTCATTAATAGTTGGATTTGATGGTTTTAATGGTTTTAATGTTTTTTTTAATGGTTTTTTTAACATTTTTTATATTTAAATATTTTAAACATATTTTTAAATCAATTTATTAGTTTTTTCATTTTTTAATTAATTTTTTCATAATTTTTTATTTTTTCACAAAAAATTAAAAAATTATGAAAAAATTAATTAAAAAAATTAAAAATATAAAATGTTGTTTGTTTATATTATTAAAGAATATGTCTGAATTGGCTGATATTGAACAAAAATTTCAATTTGGCACCTCTGCTAAATTTGATTTTGACATAAGAAATTATGATATTAATGACATGATGAACATATTAAATATTAGTGGTGACCCAAGTAATTTAAATTATTATTCTGTTAAAAAAAAGACAAATAGTGTTATTCAAAAATTACGTGAAGATGAAAATCTCTCCAGTGAGATGAAAGATAAGTTTGAAAGTTTTTTAAAAGCTCTCGAGTTTTTTTTAGTTTATAAATATAATGTCAAAGTTGATAATTATGTAATGGATAAGAAAAAAATAGACCCCAGTAAATTATTAGCCAATGTTAAAGTTAACGATGGTAGAGATGGAGGTGGTGGGGGCGGTGGAGGGGAAATGGTATCTGTTAATACATACAGAAGAAATATTGTAAAAAGACAATTAAGTTTTGATACCAAGTTTAGGCCAAATTATTTTAAATCTTCACCCGCTAATTTTAAAATGGTATTGGCAACCCCACTGAAAAATGTAATTGCTATGAGACTCATTTCACTTGAGTTTCCCAATGTTGTTTATGATATTGACGCTACTTTAGGTACCAATGAGTTTTCTGTCATTTATCATCCTGATAATAATACTGATTTTGGTGGTGTTGGAAATGAAGAAAATACTAACGACGGAAATACGGCGAGAGAAAGAAGAGAGAGATATAATATAAAATCAGTTGGAAGAAAAGTTGGTGGTGTTGGTGGTCAAACAGGTCCTGATACTACAGAGTCTGGTTCGACAGGTAATGGAAATACTACAATAGGTTGGGAAGCAAAATATAAACTTCCATCTGGAAATTACCAATCAAATACTATAACTGCTGCTTTAAATAATTTTATTACAGATGATAAAATACTTTTTAGTATTGATACAAAGACGGGTCGCACCGTAATTAGTACTGATATTTCTGGTTCTGGAATAGCAGGCGATTTAGACGCTGATGCTACATTTGACCTGGATTTTACCAACACTGTTGAGCCAAATATACCGATAACTAAAAATTTAGGTTGGAAACTAGGTTTTAGACAAGTAAAATATTCAGGTTCAACCACGTATATTAGTGAGGCACCTATTGATTTGGGTGGTCAAAAAGTATTGTTCTTCTGTATAGACGACTATAGAACAAATGTTTGTGAAAATGTTAGTATTGTTTATGAAAATTCTTTTATGAATAGAAATATTATGGCGAGGATTCCTCTGCGACAAGGTAAATTTGTAGTTGTTTATGATGATGGTTCGGATAATATTCGAAAAAGTAGAGAATATTTCGGGCCTGTTAAAATAGATAAGTTGCATTTTACTTTGATGGATGAGTATGGTATAGAAATTAGACAAGGCTATAGTGACTTCTCTTTTGGGTTAGAATTTGATATATTATATGAAAAGTAAGATATATGAATAAAGTTGATGAAGGCAAGGATATAAATAAATATGGGAGTATATTTAGAATTGATTATGATTATGAATTTGAAAAATTTAATTATTCTGATAAAAATTTGAATGATAAAAATTTGAATGTTTATCATTTAGAATGTTTGGAAATATTGTCATTGGAAAACTGGAATAAGTGTTTTCTTTTAGATAAAAGACGCAAAATTATTGATATAAATTATCCATATTTTGGTGAAATTTGTTGTGATTTACAGAAATCTTTAAAAGGAACCTTGAATTTTACAGGTAATAGTTTTACAAGTGAACCTCTTATACCCGGTGATTTAGAAACTTATTATTTTCAGTATATGGCCCAACAATTATTTGGTTCTCATGTTGCGTTCCATGGTTTTCAAAATTTAGCAGAAATAAAGAAAAAAATATCATATGTCCCAAAACAGATTATTAAGTTATTACAAGGAAAAAGAATACTTAAGGAATTTTATAAAATTTTTGAATCGCGTTTAAATTTAGATGAAAATGGTGATAATTTGTTTGAAATTGGAGATGTTTTAGAAATTTCTATTTTTTTTAAGAAACCGGAATTAGATATATATTCAGCAAGTGATAATTTAGCTAATAATTTCAATGCTATAAAAAATAATTTCATTATAAAAGATAGTTTGTGGAAGATTTATTTTATCTTACTATAAACTTTTGGGAAAAGTTTAACAAAAGTTTGTTTTTTAAAAAAGTTTAACAAAAGTTTGTTTTTTAAAAAAGTTTAACAAAAGTTTGTTTTTTAAAAAAGTTTATAAAATTATTAGAATAAAAAATTATATTTAGTATTATTATAAAGATATGGTAAGTTTACAAATTCCGTTATTATTTGATATCTCCGCCGGAGGTATTGTTTTTGGTGAAACTGTCACAGATACTGATTTATTTGATACTCATTTAAATTTTGAAGTTTCAGGAACTAGTGGGAGCGGTCTTGTTAATGAATTTAAGAAAATTATGTATGCAGACCCTTCTGAAAATGATGTCAGTGGTGTTCTTTTCTATTCCACCACAGCCGGATTAAGTACCTCGATGGGTGCTCAAATTTCTTACGCTATTTTAGGAAGCGATGCTACTCTTATTCAGCCTTCGGCTACCAGTTCAGCTGATGCCAGTGGTAATACGGGCGATTCCCACAATAAAAGATACATGACACCTGGTATTCCCTTACCTAATTATGGTAAAACTACAGCAGAGGCAGTGGCATCAAACGACACCTCGCAAAAATATTACACTTCCGCACTTGTGGATGCAGCTGGTTCATCTTTTGGACGTATTATGATTCGTCTTTTGGCAACCCATCTCATGGGACACCCATTTGCACAGGCTTTCATTGCAAACGAAAGCAAAATTATTTCTGATATTTCCAATACTAATATTACT